TAGAAGAAACAGCAGATACTATTGAAGATACTTCAATGGGTGATGCATCAAGAACATATCTAACAGGATTAAAAACATTTAGTGGTTCTGTCGATGTATTCTGGGATGAAACAGACACAGATGGTCAAGTATCATTTGCAGTTGGTTCTTCAGTAACCTTAGCAGTTTATCCAGAGGGTGATACAAGTGGTGACACTTTTTATTCTGGAACTGCAATTGTGACAGGTAGAACAATTACATCATCATTTGATGGTATGGTTGAAGCATCTTTCACTTTACAAGGCACAGGCGCACTTACTGCTTCAACTGTTTAATAGGTGATTAATGTCATTAGGTGAACAGATAGCAGCTAGACGTGTAAAAGAAAGAAGAACTATAGAAGTTCCAGAATGGGGCGAAGATAATTCTCCATTAATTTTATATGCAAGTGCGATTACTGCAGGTGATATCAATAAGTTGCAGAGGAAGCATAAAAACTTTCTAAATGATATGACTGTAGATGGAATGGTTGATCTTATAATAATGAAAGCTGAAACCAAAGATGGGAATAAGGCATTCACGTTAGAAGATAAGCGATTTTTAATGAGTGAAGAAGTAAACATAATTGCAAATTTATCTGCAAAAATGTTTGGTGATGTTGTTTCTGCAGAGGAACACGAAAAAAACTAAAAAGCGATTTGTTAAGGTTTAATTTATTAGCTTTAGCAGATCGCTTACATAAGACAGTTGATGAAGTTGAACATTTGACTTTATCTGATATAAATGAATGGCAAGCATATTTTAAGGTAATGCAAGATGGCAGATCCAACAAGAATTAAAATTACTGCTCTTGATGCAACTAGAAATGCTTTCAGAAGTGTTACTAAGGGTTTGAGGGGGATTGCCGGGACAGTATTAAGTTTAAAAACTGGTTTAATCGGATTAGCAGGTATTGGTGGTTTTGGGTTATTAATTAAATCATCATTACAAAGTATTGACACTTTAGGGAAAACAGCAAGTAAATTAGGTGTAACAACTAAAGAGTTAGGTGCATTAAGATATGCTGCTGAAATATCTGGTGTTGAAATCAGAACTGTTGATATGGCAACACAAAGATTTACTAGAAGATTAGCAGAAGCAGCTAATGGAACTGGTGAAGCTAAAGGTGCTTTAAAAGAACTAAATATAGATGCTAATGAATTATCAAAATTACCATGACAAGAACAAATGCTTCAATTATCAGATGCTTTTGGTAATGTTAAAAATAGCTCCGATAAAGTTAGATTAGCATTTAAATTATTTGATAGTGAGGGTGTTGCATTCGTCAATATTCTCAAATTAGGTTCTGAAGAATTAGGAAACTTATTTAAAGAAGCAGATGATTTAGGAATATTATTATCTGGATCAGCAGTTCAAGGTATTGAAAAAGCAAACGATGCTGTTTTAAAATTAAGTAAATTATTCAAAGGTATTACAGATCAAACTGTTGCAGCTTTAGCTCCTGCATTAGAGTATTTAGCAACAATTTTAAAAGATAAAATATTAGATACTATTAAAGGTTCTAATGAAAATGTTAGTGCTTTTGGAAGAACTTTAGCAGGTGAATTTTTACAATCATTAAAAAATGTTGTTGTAGCTTTGCAAGGTTTTTTAAATGGAATGATAAAAGTTATAAATGCGATTATGACTTTTTCACCTTTTACAAGAGATATTTTTAAAAACTTTGACCAATTAAAAGAAATTAATATTGATTTTACTAAAATGGATGAACTCATTAGGAAAGTTGGAACAAGGCAAAAAGATTTAAATATTGATTTAAAAGAAACAACAAAAGAATTAACTTTAATGGGTCAAATTTTTCAAGGTGTAGAAAGTGGAGTTAAAAAATATCAAGAAACAACTGATAATCTAACTCAATCAATAGAAAAAATGACTGTTAAGGCATTAGGTGGATTAGAAGATAGTTTATTAGGAGTGATAAAAGGTACAGTTTCTGCTAAAGATGCCTTTAGAGATATGGCTAATTCAATTATTAGTGATTTAACTAGAATGTTAATAAAAAAATATATTACAGATCAATTATTTGGATTTGTTACATCTGCAATTAGTGGAACTCCTAGTGCAGCACCAACAGGGAAAGCTATAGGTGGATCTGTTCAAAGAGGTCAAGCATATATGGTAGGTGAAAGAGGAGCAGAGTTATTTGTTCCTAGTAGAAGTGGATCTATAGTGCCTAATGATAAATTAAGTGGTGGTGCAGGAGTTGTTGTTAATCAGACTATTAATTTAAGCACAGGAGTTGCACAAACAGTTAGAACAGAAGTATTAGGAATGTTGCCACAAATAGCTGAAGCTGCTAAAGGTGCAGTTTATGATGCTAGACGTAGAGGTGGACAATTCGGATCAGCATTTGGAGCATAAAAGATGGCAATATCATATCCATTAACATTACCTACAGTTACAGGAATACAATCAGTTAATTTTATTGCTAGAAATTCAGTAGGAACAACTGCATCACCTTTTACTTATCAACAACAAGTTTTTAAAAATCAAGGTCAGAGATTTGAAGCTGATGTAACATTGCCACCAATGAAAAGGGCAGATGCTGAAGTTTGGAATACATTTTTTATAAAATTATATGGTAGTTTTGGAACATTTTTATTAGGTGATCCAAATGCTGCAACACCTAGAGGAACTGCATCTAGTTCACCGGGTACACCTTTAGTTAATGGTGCAAGTCAAACTGGTGACACTTTAAATATAGATGGTGTTCCTGCAAGTCAAACTGGTTATTTAAAAGCAGGAGATTATATTCAATTAGGTTCTGCAGCAACTGCGAGAATATATAAAGTATTAGATGATGCTGATAGTAATGCTTCTGGTGAAGTTTCTTTAACTATTTATCCAGATTTAAGATCATCTCCATCTGATGATGCAATAGTTATTGTCACAAGTGCTGTTGGTTTATTTAGATTGACAACACCTACACATAATTGGTCTATTAGTTCAGATGGTATTTACTCAATGACTTTTGGGGCAGCAGAAGCAATATGAGTAGAGATTTAACAAGTGCATTTAATAATATATTAGAAAGTAATTCGCTTTCACCATTTTTTGCTATTGATTTAGAGTTTGATGGAGGTAATTTTGTTGCTTGGACAGGTTATGGAGATATTAGTTTTGGTGGCACAACTTATATTGGTTCTGGGGATTTTCTCAATGTTTCTCAAATAAGTGAAACTGCTGATATTCAAGCTAATGGAATAAATATAACATTATCTGGTATTCCATCAGATTTAATATCAAGTGCTTTAAATGAAACTTATCAAGGTAGACCTGCAAAACTATATTTAGGATTGTTAGATGCTAATGGTGCAGTTGTAGCCGATCCATATTTAGTTTTTAGTGGTCGAATGGATACAATGGGCATAGAAGATAGTGGTGATACAGCAAATATAGGTTTAACTGCTGAAAGTAGATTAATTGATTTGGAAAGAAGCAGAGAAAGAAGATATACATCTGAAGATCAGAAAATAGATTATCCTAATGATAAGGGTTTAGAATTTATTGCTGATTTGCAGGATAAAGAAATTGTTTGGGGTAGGTAATGGGATTTTTTAAAAATTTTGTTAAAGCATTATCTAACCCGGCAACATTAATTGCTGCAGCAGCAGCAGTTTATTTAGCTCCTACAACTGGTGGAAGCAGTTTAGCATTTTTTGCAAAAGCATATGTTGTATCTGCTGCAGCTACTGCAGCTATTCAAACATTTTCACCTAAACCTAAACTTCCTAGTTTCTCAGATTTTTCTTCTCAAAGTCAAAATAGAACACAAATGATTAAGCAACCAACTGTTGCTAGAAGAATGATTTATGGTGAAACAAGGGTTTCTGGTGTTCTAGGTTTCGCAGAAAGCACAAATGATGACAAATATCTTCATTTAGTTATTCTTATGGCATCACATGAAGTTAATTCTATTGGGCAAGTATATATAAATGATATTGCAATTACATTAGATGGAAGTGGTAACTGTACTGCTCCGGCACAATATGCAAATCTAATAAGAATAAATAAACATTTAGGTGCATCAGATCAATTAGCAGATACCGATTTAATTGCAGAAAGTGATGGTAAATGGACAAGTAACCATAAACTTAGTGGGATTGCTTATGTTTATGCACGATTAGAATTTGATGCAGATGCATTTCCTAATGGATTGCCAAATATATCAGCTATAGTTCAAGGGAAAAAGTTATATGACCCTAGAACATCAACAACTGTTTACTCAACAAATCCTGCTTTAGCTGTTAGAGATTATTTAACTGATAGTATTTATGGGTTTAA